GGGATCTTTGTTATCGAACCCAAACTTAATATAGCTTTCAAAAAGTTCTTTAAAAACTTTCTTTGATAAACCAGTACCAAATATTCGTTTATTGAAACCTCTCAATTGTTCTTTCTTATAAGGAATCATACTTGGTAAAGTTTCATTAAGAAGTACATTCAAGTTAGTTCTTTCACCAGTCTGAAGAATAAACCATGCTTTTCTTGAATTAATTGAAACTTTATCCTTTCTATTCTTAAAAGAATTATCTTTAAGCCAGTTTTCTTTAACAATAGAACCTTTTGTAAACTGATTTAACGTTGATCCTTCTTTGTAAATTACTTTACGCTCATTATCCTCCTGTACATACTTTAATAATTTAAAGTTAGGTTTAATTGTGTTGTAAACCATCTTATCCCGATTAACATATTTCTATGTCTCAAATAATCCATAGCATTAATCTTTTTATTATTTGAAACTCTGTACCAAGCACATAAATTACATATAAACCTTATTGAAAGTTTATCTGTAATATAAGATTCTAACTGAGAATGAAAGAAATTATCAACGTCTTCCCTTTCATATAAAACCCTTGGTGGTGTAGTCAATCTAACAACATTTTCGTCATAATATGACGCTAATTTCAGAAATGTTGTTGAATTGTCAGGATCATCATTAATTGGTTTACCAATTCTCTTAATAGAAAATTTAGCATTAAATCTATTCACAATCCATTCAGATAATTTCTTTTCAGTAAAGTAAAACTCTTTATCTGAAAATACTTCAACATCATCACCAAGAACTTGATAATCAAAATCTTTCCAACCAAAAGCTCTATAACTCCTAAAAATTTCCTCAATCATAAGACAATTAACAATAGAATTAATAATTGAAGTCCAAGCATTACCACTTGGAACACCTTTGTAAAATTTAAAGAAGTTACCATCAGGACAAACCACAGTTTTATTTAAAAATCCATCACAAAAGTAACAAAATGCTCTATCAATATCCCTACCTTCAGGAAAGAAACTCCTACAAATCCCAAATGCTACAATAATCTTTTCAGCTAAAACAGTTGAATCAAAGTTAGACCAATCACCTTCTAATGAAAAGTCATACAATTTGCGTTTGTAATTAATCCTTTCCGTTCCAAATTGAGTCTTTTTAAAACCAAAAACAATTGGATTAAAGAAATCTTTTGTGAAATGATCTTCAAGTTGAGCTGTATATGGCTTCGCAAGTAAAAATTCAACCATGTCGTGCATCATAACAGCTCTCGAAGAAACATCTTCACCAGGTTCTTTATCAAAAATCCTTTTATCTCTACCACCTACAGTGTAAATAGTATTATTTGGAACGTAATTTTTATGAATATTATCCCAATGCTTAATAGCAATATCTACTGCGTCCACAAAAGCTTGTCTCTTATTTACAAAAACTGTGTCTAGATCACCACCTGGTGAAGCAGTTTCCC